TTGCCTCACCAATTTTTGATCCTTGCCCTGTTCCATCAATGCTTCCACCATTATTTTCACCATCTCTTCTTTGAGAATAAAGTTCAATAACATTAGCACTGGTGTCACCACCAGCAGCAGTTCCTCCAATTTTAATGTATGGAATTCCATGTACATTATTGACACGTACTAAACTTCCCATTTTAAATGGGACTCTACTCCCTTTTACCTTTTTAACATCTCTTGGTTTGTCAATATCTTTTACAGTAGAACCAATTAGATCAATATCATATCCTTTTACATAAGCAGTTCCTTCGGAAATTTTATATCCCATCAAATCTTTTGATGGTTTATTGCCATCTTCAGTAAATTCATCTTCTCTGAAGAGACCACCATTTCCAGTTTCATTATTTAAAGTATCAACACAGTCAACTAAGAATGGTTCAATCGCATAGTTTCCAGACTCCTCATAAGTTCTTTTAGCGAAATAATCTCTTATAAGATTGTAGTTAGACTTATTCTGCAGTCTCTTAATTACACCATTATCAACTCTAACAAGTTCAACAAAAGTTGTATCTTCAGTATCTGTAAGTGCTTTTTTGGAGAGTTTTACACTAATTTTTAATCTATCAGCACCTGGTGCTGCAAAGTTAGTAAAACCTTTTGCGTTATCATTTAAATTTCCATTTTCATTTGCATCAATAATCTCTTCTAAAATGTCAAAACCAACTCTGAAAGAGACATCATTGGTATATGGATCAAGAACAATCTGTGCCGTAGGAACATCAACAAAAGTTCCTCTAATAAAATATACACCCTCACTAACACCAACAGCATATCCTGTGGCAGTTGAATTTACTGAAAGAGTTGTTAATACGGTATCACCAATATTTAAAGTTGTATTACCATAAGTAACATTTTCTTGAAGAATTAAAACTTCACCATCAGAAAATTCAATACTTTCTTCATCATTCGATCCATCACGATATTTAACAAATAAGGTTATCTCCTCTACTCCTTCACTTGGTGGTAATAAAAATCCTTTTATTGTACCAACAACACCAGAGGTTTCTCCCTTTACTTTTGCACCTCTACCATTATTTAATGCAACAATGGAACTCAAATAAACGGTAACATCTATACCAAGATGATCTGGATTTACTTTTACAGTAGTGAACTGATCATCGCAAGTGACTCCACCAGGAATCACCATAGAACCCTCTTTGAACATATGGCTGCCAAAGGATTCTATCTGATTTTGTAAGATAGATTGAAGACCCGTTAATTCTCTAGCCTGAACAGGAAATCCAGGTTTAAAAAGAACCCTGTAAAAATTATCAGCCTTATCAAAATCGTCATAATAAGGGCTTACATTTAAGTTTGTCTTCTGTGACATTGTTTAGAATTCCAGTATAACTTTGATGTCTTCTTTTTGACGTGCATTTCTAGCAATGCTAGCTCTGTTGTCCAGGTAGATAACTTCCCCTGATCCTTTATTTATTTCAGGAACTGACATACCTGCAGTGAAACTAACTCCCAAGTTTATTTGCTTAATTCCTGTTGGATTTGTAGCAATTCCTGAGAATCCTGTGTCAACTGCTGCCGTAAATGCAGATGTTTGACCACTAATTAAATTAGATGAAGATTCAAATGCATATGGTCTACCATTTGTAGAAATTCCTGTATAATCTTGTTGATCTTTTGTTGTTTGATTGTAAAATAATGATCTATCGGTAAAATACTTTAATACTTTGGTTTCAGTGTCAAATGAAGCGACATAACCAAATGCTTTTGCTGTTCCATTTTGAACAGATTGCTCAATTTTTTCACCAACTTTAGGTGTTCCTGTAATTGATGTAAATTTAAATGCCGATAATCCAGTAAAATTATTATCAGTAAAGGTATTTGAAGTTCCAACAGCGGTTGGATTTTTTACAATTGAGACCTGTGCAAAACTTGTATCAACTGGAAAATCCTTTGTTGAATCATCAAATCTTGCATAAACTAATACCCTATCTGTTCCAAGTTCTTTATAAAGATCATATCCATGACCTTTCGATGGTGGAATAACTGGAACTAATTTTGCTGATGTTCCAGTAGTAAATGAATTGATAGAACCAAGATCAACAAGTGCATAACTGTAATCTTTACCACCAGAAACTACAACAGTATTGGTGATTTTTCCACCCTCAACATCAACTCTTACCTTTCCACCAGTTCCATCACCAATGATATTCATCTCCTGACCAAGACCATTAGCATAATTTGAACCGGCATTTTCAATAAAAACAGTTTTGATTTGATTATCATTGATGGAAGAATCTCCCGATTCTCTTATCGCTCTAATTTGAGCATCATTTGAAGTAAACCAATCATTTGGAACTGTAATATAGTCTGTCGAATCAAATTTGATAATATCACTGGGACTAATCGTAAAAAGATATTTCCAAATATAACCATCACCACTATCACCTGCTCTAGATGGTTCTAAATCAGTAAATGTGGGTTGATCTTGAGAAACATTACCCTTAGGATTATTTCCATTAGATCCATTTTCAATACAAATATAGACCCTAAAGTCTTCATTCATCACATAATAATTTGCATCATATAATCTAGCAGCGTTTGTTATAGGTGCAGGATTGGTTACACTATAGTCATCTCTATAGATTTCATATTTTGTACCAGAGGTCCAATCTATCCTTCTTACAATTCTTCTGCAGTTTGCAGAGGTAATTTTTTTACCGAATAGAACAGTATCTCCAGTATGTGAAGCATACGCAAGATTATCTATAGGTGAAGGTGGATTTGTATTCCAATCACTAGTTCTACCATATCCGGCAGCAACCGGATTTGCTAACCCTAAAGTAATGTAGTAAGAATTGGAATCAATTGAATCCACAAAATTACTGGCATTCAGAATTCTAAATTGATCAGTAACAATAGCTGACATCGTTATCTTTTTTTATGTATTTATATCTAATAATGAAAGTTACTAAGCACCGTATATTGGGAGTTGATTATCTGCCACAATATTACCAGAGTTAACAATTCCTTTAACTGATCTTATTGCACCAGATTTATCAAATCCACTATTTCCTCTTCTTTGAAGAACTGGGAATGTTGATAAACCTGCGTCAACTGTTAGTCCAGTTACGCCGATTGAAACTCCACCACTACGCTCAGCATAATTATATATTCTACCCCAGGAAAGGTATCCAAGAGCAGTTGTTGCTGTACCCGCCTGAGTATCATCAAAACCTCCAGATGTTGAAATTCCTGCAATAGGACTATCACTGTGAACATTCAGAATTAATTCTGCATCAGGTCCATTTTCAAAACTCTTTTGGCTAACAACATAAACATTATCAAGGAATGTAGTTCCAGTTGCAACAACAGCATTATTACTGTCAAATACTGAGGTTACACCGCTACCCACTTTAGTGCCGTAAACCATAATTGGGTATCCGGCAACCAAATCAAGCGCATCAGAAGCAAGTTGTGCTTCACCATCAACAGTATAATCCTTAAGTGCGCGGAAGTTAATCTTCAATGCAAGTGGATGACCACCAGTTCCTGCTGTTTCTGAAATACCAGTAATGATACCAGAGAATCCTTGAATATTAGTTGCTCCAGTAATAGTTTCTTTAACTATTGTTGGAGTTTCAATAATCATGTGTGGTGGATTAGTTGATGTATAACCCAAACCAGGATTAGTAATATTCACAGAGGATATTGATCCGTTAGTGATGGTTGCCGTAGCAGTTGCCGTGGTTCCAATACCAACACCAACAACTTTTGGTGCAGAGAACTTAACATCCAATGTTGTTCCAGAATATCCAGAACCAGAATTTGTGGTATTGATTCCAGATATTGTTCCTCCAACAGAAACAGATGAAGTGAATGAAGCACCAACTGGTTCGCTTACATCAAATATCACAGCATCTAATGAATCAAATAGATTGCTAAATGTTGGATGAGTATAAATTTCTTCCTCATAATTGAAGAATTGAATATTATCAACAAAAATTTGCGAAGAGGTTGGTGTAACATCTCCAATTATTTTTGCCGTAGGGAAGATTCTTGCTTCAAGAATATCTCTAGATTTTGGTATAAGATCACCTTTAATAAACTTGTCAACTTTTTGCTTACTCCAATCAAACGGTCTGAAATCAACATCATTAATTCCAGGTCCAGTGTAAATATCAGTTTCAATTAAATCAGATCCAAGAATATCAGAAACAGTTCTGCCACGAACCTGTTGCTTATAAAGATTATTCACTGCACTTGAGAATAATGGATGTCTATTTACAGCAAGGTCATCACCTTTCTTGATAGTTTCTTTTACTTCAACTCTAGTGATATCAACATTATCTTGTCCAATATAGAAGAAGATGTCAACTTTATCTTGAACTTGAGGTGGTTCTGTAAATATGAATGATGAACCACCATCAAACGTATATGCATTACCTGGAGTTTGTAGAACTCCATTAACAAAGATCACAAGAACCGCATCTAAATTAATAGCAGATGAAAGTGGAGATTGGGAGTCAAGTTCAAAACTTAACAATTCTCCAATATAGAAGAT